CATCTATGTTGCCAACCGCAGATTGTACCTCCGAGAACCCTTCGTTGCCTTTCCATGTTCCGAGCTTATTGAGCGCAGCGGTGAGACCCGAAGTATAGTTCGTAACGGCTTCAGTAGCGGAGTTGAGTTTGATGCCGAAGGTGTTCATTTTGTTCTTGGTATCAACTACAGCTTGGCTTGCATCGTCAGAGGACTTCTTGATTTTGTCGAAAGCCTCCTGTGTTATGTTACCATTTTTCAAGTCCTTCTCGGCATTGGCTAGCTTAGCATTCCATAGTTCTTCATTCTTGACTGCTGTCTGATATTCGAGAATAGACTGATTGAAACTGGTGATGGACGCAGCGAGGTTCTGCCACGTTGCATTCTGATCAGTTCCGAGGTAAGTGCGAATCTCCTGCATGAGGTCAACAACCTTCTGCTGTGTCTGAGTATCGGCTTGCTGAAATTTGTCAGTGTTGGTATAAGCATCTAGCTTTTCAAGCATTGGTTTGAGCATTTCCTTGCTCATATTACCCACACCACTCATTAGACCCTTCCAGTCAATGCCCATAGAGATACTTTCGTAGTCGAAGTTGGCGAGTGCTTTTTTCTTCTCCTGTTGGAGCGTCTTCTTCTCGCCTTCCGTCTGAGCCTTGGCAATCTTCTCCTCGTACTCCTCGGCAATGGCTTGCTTCTGCTGATAGAGAGAACCATACTCCTTCAAGTAGTCACGCATAGAGGTTAGGGCTTCCCTGTTGACCTCATCAAGCTTCTTGTTATATTCTTGGGTAGCGAGGTCTCTTGCCTTATTGAGGGCATTGGACTGAGCAGAGGTAAGGGTTACTTTCTTGCCAGCTTCCTTGTTTTTCTTCTTGAACTCGGCTTCCTGCTTGTCAATCTCGGCTTTGCGCTTGGCATAGTCGTTCTTGATTTGAGCAAGCTTCTTCTCCGTGCCTTCCTGCATGAGGGAGATAGTTTCATCTGTATTTTTCTGCTGCAAAGCCTTCAATCGGTTGTTTAACTCCTCTTGGGCTTTGATAGTCTTGTTTTCTTCCTTAATGCGAGTCTTACGAGCTGTAACTGCCGCTTTTGCTGTCCTTCCGCTTACATCACCACCTAGCTTCGAGTAGGCATCCTTTTTTGCCTTCAAGTTTTGTGTGGCAGTTTCGTATTGAGTGGCGGTATATTTGCTCTTATTTCTCTCCATAGCAGCAACCTTCTTCTTGGCTGCGTTGTATTCGCGCTGCGCCTTGTTGTAAGCTTGCTGATAGGTTTCCGTAGAACCTGTGTTAGCCAATGCTTGTGCCTTTTTTTTGGATTGGTTGAGGGATTGTTTGGCGGTGTTCCATTGAGCCCTAAAAATCAAAGGTATTATCGTTGCGCCAGTGACCGCCCAATTCCTCTTCATAGCTAAAAGGTTGTTCAGAACCTTTGTTTTCTCAGACTCCTGCATGCGGAGATTCAGATCAGCAGGATTCTTCTTGATGTCTTCTCGAAGACCTGCTATCTCTTTCTGAGCCTTATTGATGAATGCATCCAACCTACTTTCGCCTGTGGCGTAGTTGATGATTTCGTTGGCTGCTTGCCAGTCATTAGCAAGTGTCATAGCTTCATCATAGAAGTCAAAGATTTCTTGGCGTACACTTTCGTTCTCCTGCGCTTCTTGCAAGCGAACTTCGATAGGCTTTGCATTCTCGGCTGCTTGGTCTCGAAGTTGGATGATGTTGGAAAGCTTTTCTTCCGCTTGATCAAGGTCTTCTTGTGCCTGTTGAAGCTGACCTCCGAGTATCGACGATTGTCTTCCACCATTGTATGCTGCATCATCATGTAGTTGCTTGTTGAGACTTTCTATTTTTTGACGATACGTCTCTACTTCCTCAACAGCCTTATTGTACTTCAACTCATCCATGCTCTCGGCAACTTCCTTCTGTGTCTTGGCAAAATCGGCTGATGCAAGTTGAGCTTGTGAGTATTGCTCCGTTAGCTGAGGTGCGAGGTTGGAGAGTTTTTGGTAAGCTTCTGCCTTCTCGTATTCTGTAGCTGTCTCAGACTGAATTGTTCTGATAAGGCTTTCGATATTCTGCTGACGTTCCTTGACCTTGTTATCAAACTCATCCCATGCTTCATTGGATTTCCTTACTGCCGTTTCATGAGCCGTTTCTGCTGTAGCAAGCTTATATACGGCATAGGTTACTGCTGCGATGGTGGCAGCTATCCAAAAAAGAGGACTTGAGAACATAGAAGCATTCCATGCGTCCTGTGCCCTTTTGCAGAGAAGGGTGACCTGTGCCCATATTCCTTTGGCTGCGGTGTCTCTTGCGGTAGCTGCGGTATTCAAACCTTGAGATGCGGTGTTAGCCGTATTGGCTGCCGTATTTGCTTCTGTGGCTGCGGTTGCAGCGGTTTCTCTAGCCGTATGGAGTTGCTTTGCAATGTTATTCCTTTCATTAACGGCAGTATTGAGTTTGATTTCTGCTGTCTCTACCTTCTGCCCATCTGTATAGGATTCTAGGGCATCGTAAGCATCTTGGAGTGATTGAACCTCATTATCCTGCATAGCAAGTTTATTCTCCAATGCCTTCACTTCCTCTGCGGCTGCGGTGGCTGCGTCTGCCTTTGCTTTTGCCTGCGCCTGTAGTTCGGCAACGTAAGCCGCGACCTCTTCACGCTTAGATGCTACCAGCTCTGCCTGCACTGCTGATAATTGACCTTTGGCTACTGCTTCTTCAAGGTCTGTCTTCTTTGCTTCTTCCTTCATAGGGAGCAAAGATTCAAGGGCTGACAACTCGGCTGCATATCCTGCATTTGTTGTTGCTGTGTCAAAGGCTGCTATACTAACTGCCATTGCCTTATAAAGACCGATGGCAGATGCGGCTGCAAGGATAACCTCACCTATCTCCTTCCAATGGTCGATAACCTTAGATGTGATATCCAAAGCATCATTCATCAAGCCTTCCGTCTGTGTGCCGAGGTCATTGATAGCCATTTCGATGGTGTCTTGGATATTGCTTATCTGACCCGTAATAGAGTGAGATTGCTTTTCCATCAATCCACCGAACTTGCCGCCTTCATTGGTAAGACTTTCGATAGCCTTCTTTACTTCGGGGAAACCTACCTTACCTGCTGTCACCAATTCCGAAACCTTATCCTTGGTAACTCCGAATTGCTTGGCAAGTTCCTCTGTCAAAGGAATACCGCGACCTGTAAATTGCATCAAGTCTCTTGTGAATAATCGACCTTGCACCATCGTGGTACCATAGAGCCATGTGAGGTCTTGCAGGTTCAATCCCAATCCTGCGGATACGTCACCGAGCCTTCTCATAGTTTCAGTAATCTCGTTGGCTGCAAATCCGTATGCGAGGAGTTGCTTTGCGCCATTTACCACACCCTTCATGTCAAAAGGTGTAGAAGCAGCAAGGTTGGCGAGGTCCGAAATCATTCCCTTTGCCTTCTGTCCACTACCGAGCATGGTTTCGAAAGCAATCTCAAACTGCTGAAACTCTCCTCGGACAGTACCCAGTGTGCTGATGATTTCCTTTGCCGTAAAGCCAGCGAAAGCCAACGATGCAACAGACTTGATGCGATTGAAAACATTCTCAATGCTCTGACCCTGCTGCTCGACTACTCTTGCTGTCTGTGATACTCCATCCTGCACCCCTCGAAAGGCTTTCAGTACGGATGAATTGTCACCTGTTATGTCAAACTTGATACTTGCCATTTTTTTATTCTGTCAATTACGTAAAAGTGCACCTCCTCACCCAAACCTTTATTCTTTACTTTTTCCTTGTTAGTGTTGGAGGTTAAATTGGATTTTCTTCGCTCTGTCTGATCAGCTCCATGATGTCCTCTTTGTTATTTCCGCTGAAGACCTTTTCTGTTGCTGATGGGATGTGAGCCTTCTTTCTTTCCTCATCGGATAGGTAGATTGAAGTTATCTTATCCTTCATCATAAGCGTGAGGTTGTTGTATGATATTTCCCACAGAACATAGTCAAGGGTCCACTTGTATCTATCGCAAGCTGCGTCTATGAGAGAGCCCCAAATGGTTCTGCCACCAAAGATATACTGATTACTGGAGTCTTTGGCTTGGTTTATCTTCTCCATACGCTCCGCTTCCTTGTCTATCCCACATTCTGTGATGATGTCGTGAAGCTTGTTGTCTGAGAGTATGGTTATGAGAAGGGTTGCTATGTCATCGTTATCACAGAACTTGAAGATGATGTTTTCCCTAGCCTTCAATATGCGTGAACTGAGCATATCGGATTTCTTCTGAAGAGTGTGGTAGGCTATTAGCTTACAGCAGAGACTTCGATTCTCACTTACTACACGGAGTGCTTCAATTAGTGGATTCAGCTTTAAGTTATCATCTTTGATACCTATCTGCTTAATCAATGGAGCAGTCAAATACATCTTGCCTAAAGTCTGAGGGTAGATAAACAAATGCCTTCTACCTACCTGTATGCCTATAGGAGTATCTGTTAACACCATGGCTATCTTAGTACCAATTTCGATGTCATTCTTCATAAGCCAATAAAATTTGTTAGCACCCAAGACAGGACTCGAACCTGCGTCTTTCAACCAGCATTTTAAAGACCAACTGGATTTCATGTGACGGACTTTGGTCTCGCTCTAACCAACTGAGCTACTTGGGTAGGTTGCCGGCTGATAACCCTCAGTCGGCCGAAGGGATATTAGAATATGCCTATTTCTCTGTGTAGGTTTCCGTGATTTCAGCAGGAGGGGTATCGCCGTCCTGTGGTTTCTTGAAAGTCAAGGCATACTTTCCACCTGTTGTCTTTGTGGCAGTAATGACACGCCAACGGTAAGCACAATATACGTCCTCACCCTTCGAGTTGACAGTCTTAGCCACCACGTCACCCTCTGGAATGAGAGCTGAGTGAGTGTACGTGATAAGAGCACCGCTCTCAGTTGTATAGGCCTCTTCTGCACCAACTGTTGTGTTACCCATATATACGCCAGGAAGCTCGGCGTCTTCCGGCTGGATAGCAATACGGTAGTTACCCTCTACGATACCATCGATGGTCTTGAACGGCTGCGACTGGTTCTTCTTAATGAAGAGCTGATATGCAGCCTCATAGGTTGACTTCTTTGTCTTGCGGTCAACAATTCCGCCACCTTCCTCAACCTGAGTCATTGTATCGCCTTTCGTTGGTGTAACAGTAGTAGTGCCGTCCTTTGGAGTAGGATGCTTATCCCACTCGTTCTTTTTGCTACCTACCTCTTGAACGTAGATAGAGCATTTGCCCCATGATGTTACTGACATAATCTTAATCGTTTATAGTTTGATACAATAATTTGTTATTAATGATGTGCTCACTTGTGCCTTCGCAAGCTATTACCCTCTGTTCGCTCATAGATAAGCGGAAATCCGATCCATGAACTGCTTCGAAGGTAGAGAAAGAGAGTTGACATAACTCACGTATCCTTGCCGTGTTCTCTTCCTTTTGGATATTGCCTTTCTTTGTGATAGCTTGATCTTGAACATAGATGTTTACATTCACGAAAGCTTCTTGGATTTGCGAGGTTTGATTTGCTAGTACAGAGATGCAAATATCTTCCTTACCAGTCGTACCAGTGCCATAATATGGTCTTCCCCGCTTGCAAAGACTACCAGTTACAGCAGCCTTTAATTTAGAAGAAGAGATAATGTTGTACACATCATCCTTGATATCAATATCCGATTTCATAGCCTTATCTGATTAATTCTACTTACAGCTTTATCCACAGCGAGCTTTAGTTTACCATCAACGACGGAACGAGCCCATAACTCAGTGGATGCAAGCACATCCTTATTTTCTTTAGCTTCTACAAAGTCTGCATAGTTCATAGCCGCGACTACTACCAATGCGTAAACCTGTGAGTATTCCTTGGCTAGGTCAGCTATCATTTGTCTTCCTTCTTGTGAACCATTAGAACCACTGCCTATGGAAGCGAAGGCTGATTCTACTTGTTTCCTTCCGTAGTCAAAGATGGCATAACCGATGGAGCTTCGCAGGTTTCCTGTATGGTCTATCCAACTTTCCTCTGCCGAGCGGTCTCTTATCCTTGCATTACATTCTTCTCCTAGCTTGGCATAAGCAGTGAGGATTTCTTGCTTTATTATCGCCATAGCGGACTGAAAAAAGTTATTGAGCGCAGACTGAGAGGTTGAGAGTTTTATACCCATATTTTACATTGCAGTTGATAACGATGGAAGCCGAGTACGACAAATTCCTTCACTTCGTTTCCGAAAAGCTTTACACGGATTTTGTCTCCGTACTCGAAATCTCTGCATGCTCTAGGAAGGTTGTAGATGGTGTAGGAATAGTTTTTAGCAGAACCATCGGGGATAGTGATGACGTTTGCCTTGCCAGCAGGTACAATATCACACTTGCAATAGTTCTCCACCCATTCTTCTGAGCCTTGAACATAGTCTCCATTATCGTCTTCATGCCCATCAGTTACGTGTAGGTAATCTATGGTATGAGCAGCGAAATCCAATACAGCCATATCTTAACCTCCTATATAAACCATCGGTTGACCCAGTGTAGGGGATTCACCGATGGTTTTGTATAACGCATTTATTCGAACTAACAGCCTTTCCTTATCCTTGTCAGATAGTGTTCCTATGCTCTTGTCAGACTCGGATAAACTTACAGCTTGTATGAGAGAGTACAGACAATCAGCAAGCACACCTTTCCATTCCTTGGACTGGGCAACCTCGAATGTATATTCATCATCACCACTAAGCTGACGTTCTATCATCTTATTTTCCACGAATCCTAAAGGGATAGGGTAGTGGATTTCATCAATCAATGCTTGCTTTATTGTCTTCATATCAATTCAAATTAAGCCTCTGGAGTGAGTTTAGAGAGTACTTCGGCTTCCTCCTCATCGCTGAGTGAGTTGAGAGCCTTAATCAGAGTCTCATCGGTTGAGTTAACCTTCACATTGGCACCAGCAGCCTTCAAAGCAGCGATGAGGTCAGCCTTCTTGTACTTCTTACCCTTGTAAGTTGTATACTGATCGGTAGTATCGGCAGTCTCGGCTTCCGTATCAACCTCCTCAGACTTGGTAGTAAGCATGTAAATCTGATCTACATCTTCGATTACTGGCAAGCATATAGCCTGTCCTGCGGTAACCTCCTGCAATGATGGCTCATTCTTTGAGTACTTGGAGATAAGCTTGTAGCTGTCAACGTTAGAATACTGAACACCTGCTACTCGGTTGGTATCCTCAGCAAGGGTACCCCAAACGAAAGAGCCTACGTTGGTGTTACAGATGAAGATGATGTTATTCTCATTCCATGGCTTAACTGATTTTGGCTTTCCGTTCTTCTCGATAATTACGGTTCGGTTGATAACCTTGATGGCTGCACCGAACTCATCCTCGAATGCTTCCGAGAAAGCTGACTCAGATGGTGTCTTGAGCTTTGTGTTTTCGGTATAAGTCTTACCCTCGTAGTCGGCAACAAGCTCTTTTGCCCATTGCTCTTTGCGGATTTTCTTAATCTGCGTCTTAGCGAGCATAACCTGTATGATGGTATTGTTATCGGCATTTGCCTTATCGAAGATTTTTTCGAAATCTTCTCGTGTTGTAATACCATTGGTTTCTGTTTTGAAGCAGTTTGCCTTAAAATATCCATAGTCAACACGGATAGCCTTACCCGAATTGTCTGCATCTTCAACGGCAATAATACCATTAGAAAGACCTGCCAAGAAGTTCATTTCGTTACGCTCTTCAAGACCGACAGAGCAAGCGACACCATCATTCATGAGCTTGTTGATGATACGAGCCTTTGCAGTTTCAGCAGCCTGTTTTGTTGATGTAGCCTGCTCAACCAAGCCTTGAGCCTGGAAAGAATTGGCTCTCGCTACAATATTCTCATACTGAGCCTTCATGATGTTGATGTTGTTGATATCAGACTCGAAAAGAATCTTCTTCATCGCAAGCTTTGGCAACTTTCCATTGGAGGTTGCGATTTGACCACGCTTCTTCAAAGGAATGTCCGAATCCATCTCAACGATGTCGGCAGCTACGTATGTGGTCTTAGCTGATGAACCTTCCCACTTCTGATCGGCAGAATACACATTGGTAAGCATCTCCTTGTAGAGGTAAGTGCGCTCATTCGGATTCTCCTTCTCCTTAACATATAAGCTAAGTTTAGGGAAGATAGCTCGGATAAACTGAATAAAAAGTGATTCGTTCATATAAACAATCTTTTAAGTTAAAAACTATAGCACAACTTAGTCATGCTCAAAAATAAGACTTGGGAGAGCGGTCTTGATGGCTGTTCTCTGAGTATCGTCCTTGAACTGATAAGGCATTGCCACATCATTCACGCGACCATTATCCATAATGGCAACCGCTTCACCCTTCATGCGTGAGCGAACGACAACACCAGCAAATTCTGCATCGCTAGCCTTGTCTTTGTACTTGCCATCTTCGGTTTCAAGTGGAGAATACTCATAAACATCATCTACCTTCTTGCGGACGATGATGTGACCTGCCTGAATAACCTCATCCTTTAAGTTGGCGTAGTCGAGTGCTCTACCGCCTGTGATACCACCGAGATACTGACGGATAACCACAGCGTCCTTACCCATGTCGTAGCCTTTGGTTTTTGGCTTGTAGTCTTCTGCTACCATAATCTAATAATTTATTAGTGAAACAATAGATGATTACATCTGAGCCAGCTTCTTGACTTCATCATCAGACATTAACTTATCTTCCTCCTTTTGCTGATGTGTCGTATCGGGAGCAGGGATTCGTCCAAGCTTTTCAAGACCCTTTTCGAGTCTTTCCTTGTTCTCTTCCTCAATATCTTCCTTCAACTCATCGAGGTAGTCCTCAAACTCCTCTTCATTTTCAAACTTCATGCGAGAGAAAGATTTAAGCCGACGCTCTCCGAACTTACCTGTGTCCTTCAGCAGCTCCCTTACCTTTGCGGTACGTCTACTGGTGGTATTGCCAGACTTCAATGCAGTTACATCGCCTTGGAGTGTAGTAACAGCAGTAGTAAGTCCCTTGATTGCGTTGAGGATAGCGGAGTCTTGATCATCATCGCTATCCTTCTTGCCCTTCTTGCCATTCTTGCCCTTCTGTGACGGACTTCTACGTGCTGGATCGTCATCATCATCTTGTTCATCATCTGGAGGAACATCGTCATCATCGGGTGCAGGATGAGCGTTTTTGTACTCTGAGACTTGGCGGTCTGCTGCGGACTGAGTTAACTGGAGTAGCGGCAAGACATCATCAATTGCGTCACTAATACCTTCACTAACTTCTTCGTCAGTAGCATCATCTTTGAGTTGAAGTTTGTTGGCAACATTGGCGGCAACACCCTTTAACTCCTTACGGCTGAACCCCAATGCCTTAATGTCTCGATTGGTTTTCAGCGCATCAAGAACTTTTCTGTAATACTTGTTCATTGCTAGTTGAGTTATATTTAACAAAAATGGTCTGCGAGCGAAATGCAGGCAGACCAAACGTAGAACTCGGTGTAAGAGCAATGTTACGAAAAGTTCTGTCACGTGCATCTTCACACGCTTTTATGGGTGCAAATATACGAAATGTTATTTAATCAACAAATAGTTTTGGTAAAAAAAGTGCAAAATTATTTTCATTTCAATAAACAAGGGAGAACTTCACAGCCCTCCCTTGGTAGATAAGATGCAATAAAAAATGCACTTAAATGTGCAAAATATCTTCTTTGTTCAAGTTAGATTCTTTTGGTATATAATTATAGGTCTGATGTATTTTATCAGCTTAGAACTTATAATTTTCCTTTATCGTGGTAAGAGTAATACTGATCTGATTTGCTACTGATGATAACGTGGTCCATAAAAAACAATCTCATTATTTCACAAGCCTTCTTTATCTTATATGTTATCTCATCATCGCACTTTGATGGAAAACAGCTAGGACTAGGGTGATTGTGTACCAATGCTATGGTAGTAGCATTGTATGAGATAGCTTCTTTGCATATCACTCTTACATCTACAGCCGTTTCTGAAATTCCACCTTTGGATAATCGAACCATTTTGATTAACTTGAAGTTGCTATCCATACAGAACAGATAAGATTCTTCTATTTCTAAATCCTTGACGTATGGTAAAATATAGTTATAGACGTCGATGGAACTACCTAAATCTATAAATTCTTGCGACTTCTCCTTCATAAATCTTCTGCCAAGTTCGAATGCTGCGAGTATAGCGGTAGCCTTCTTTTCACCTATTCCTTTGATAGATGTAAGCTCCTGCAGTGTTCTCTTGCTTGCCTTTCTCAATGAATGACTACCGTCAAAGATTTTTCTTATTGGTTCATTACCCTGTAGCATAGGGTCTATACCGATAATTGAAGCAATAAGATTCTCGTTACTCAGATTTTCTACCCCATATTCTTTTGCGTATGATGTGATAGAATCGTACTTGATAGTTCTTGCATTATCCTTCATAAGATACCTCCTCTATGTCTTTTGAATAATTGAACACAACATCAAAGCTGAATCCCAATTCAGTAACGAGGTAGAAATGAATATCCTCCCAGTCCCAGTTTGAAGGAATGCCTTTTATCTTTTTAGACTTTTCGGCATCCATTGCTATAATAACGTTCTCTTCCATTGCTCTATCTTATTATTAAAAGTTCATAACTTTCGTTTCATACACTATGAATCCTATCCGATCCACCACAACCAGTTTCAGATGATTTCCTCCTGGTCCATTTACATCACCATCATTCAATCCGATTTCCTCTAACGTAGCTTTAATGGCAGTTTGGTAATCTCCTATACCTTGAATTAATAAGCATAGGTCTGGTCTCTCATCAAGAAACTGGTGAAAACCATACAGGCTATATGAGCCTTTTTTGATAAGTGAGAAGAAATCTTTCCATTCATCACCACTAACCTGCGTGGTTACGGATTTTAGCTCTTCTATTGTTGTGCAGTTGCTTTCCATACGATTTCATTTATCGTGAAACAATGAAGTCATTATCCGTAAAGGTCTGATCCTTGAATCTTTCGAACAATTCTCGGTCGCTGATGAGCTCATTAGCAAATGGTAACTCTCTGAATGAAAGCTTGTACCCAAACTTATCTTTCAACATTTCGATTTTGAGTTCTTCTTTCTGAGGTTCCGATAATTCATATACTGTCATATTCATTTCCTCCTATTAAACATTGTCGTATCGCTATCCAACAATTCAAATTTAATTCCTTTATCTGTTTTCTTAGTCAGCCATTTTGCTGTAACCACGCCGCCATTCCATGCTTTTATGAGAGGGAGAACCTTGCACTCCCTTACTTTTATAATCAATGTCATATACTCGCAAGCACCTTCAAAAGTGTCGAATGCGTGAAGTAATACCGTATATCTATCAAATTGTATGTTAACGTTCATTGCTCTTTCCTCCTTTCTCAGATAATCTCAAACTTTGGTTTCTGGCCTTTTAAAACTCTGATAGCATCTGCGATTGAAGCATAAAGCTTAGTGTCGTCGCAATCTATTATAGCGAACTCTTGATGGAAGGCATCCTCAAATAATACTATTTGATGTCCCTTGAAGAACTTGACTGATTTAAAATTACTTTCACGTTTCATTGCTCTTATCTTTAAATTGTTATTTTTATTTTTGATAGTGCAAAGATAGTCATTTTTTACGAATTAACCAAATGATTTGAGCATAAAGTACTTTTTGCTAACTTAGTTTAACTTATTGGTATTCAGATACTTATCGTAATTATTTGTTTCCCCTATATGTAAGCCTTTTTCTCGAAAATGGTATAAGTATATGGAGATGAAAAATGAACCGCTTAGAAAGGCTTATATGAAGCATATAGTCTTATTCTGAATTACTTTATATTAAATAAAAATGCACTCTAGCCTCACGGTCAGAGTGCACTAAGAGCAATGAAACGTTAAAAGAAACGTTTCGGCTGCAAAGTTACAAAACTTTTCTGTATCTTGCAAATTTATACTATACTATTTAATAATTGCAAATCATTGTCTTTATCGTAGTCGTATGGATAGAAGGTGTTGGCAAGAGCATCCATTTTGTCGGGAGAGCGTTTTAGACGCTTCTTGATTTCATCTTTTGGTTCCATGATGATTGAACCATCTGACTGAAACAGCCAATGAACTTCGCACAATTCTTGATCCAGCTCATCGTCAGGTGGGAGTGCTGCAAAGAATCCATTCTTTGGGTTGAGCCAGTCACGTATGCACCAAAACAAATAAGCCCTCATGTTAGCGAAAGAGTAGCAGCCTGTCACATCGTGCTTATTTCTCACGCCTTCCGAGAACTTGCAAGAGAATGCAGTTAGGTACTTTTGTTCTATAAGCCTTGAATATACTCCCGCACCTTCTCCTATTGTATCAATGAAGGCTTTATTCTTGGAACTCAAACTTAGGTAATGTGCGACTTGACCCGCGACTGCCATGTGGTCCGCATGACCGCCCGAATTGTGACACTTGATTTCTGAAACATAGTTTCCTTGTCGTGGGATATAGCAAGACCTATCGCGACCCATACCTGCGACATCGACACCTAAGCGTATTGGCTTGTGGGTGATAAAGCCACTATCTTTAAGTTCCTTCCATCTTCTATGGGCAATCTCGCACCATTCGTATGGAATGAGGGTATCTTCGGACACCTTCGGAAACATACCGAGAACCTTAACACGAAAAAGGTCATTTGGAGTGTAATATCCACCTTCCCACATAAAATCGCCACGACCTTCATCAAACTCAGATTTTCTGATTTTCTGTGCCCATGCTGAGACCTTATCGGCTACCCATTCATAGTCAACTTGACCAGGAATGATATTTTTCTTGCTTACTACGTTCTCTGCGTTGAGGGATGATAATCTAAACTTCTTGAATCGGGGAGACTTCATGGAGTTGGCTGCATACCCTGTAGTAACGTTTGGGTTGAACACCAATAGCAATCGAGAGTTTCCTTGCAGGTTACCCTCGATTGCATTATAGATGGTGTCCGAGATACCGGATGCTTCTGTTACGATGAACATGGTGTTTACAGCATGGAATCCCGACCAAGCCTCTGTGTTGTCGGCTGAAGATTTGAAACCTGTCAGATACCATTCCTCGTAATCTGTTCTGATGCCATCCGACAGCAAACGACCAGGCAGAAAGCCTGCCTTTTTGTATAGACGTGCCACTTCTGGTATCATGATGTTTGTTACCTGTCTTCCTGTCGGTGCTGTAAGGGCAATCTTGGTGTTCTTTTCCAAACTACCATCCTTGCCGAAGCGAGGAGTGAGGTATAGAAAACATAAAGCGGCTACGGCAGCGATGAAGTCCTTACCCCTTGCAGTTCCACTGGCTACCGTTGTCATTTTGTTCTTTTGAACAGAACGCAATATAGCCTTTTGCTCTTCGTCAAGGCAAGCCTTCAAGACTTCCTTGGCGAAGAGACACCAATCATTGCGCCATGCAATCATTTTTTTTATTGCTTTCTGTTCTGACATTTATTATTCCTCATCATCGGGAAGCTCCTTCATTAACTTCTCGAATGGGTTTTCTACTAATCTGTTATCTACTTGCTCGACATAGCCACGCTTCTTGCCCTTAGTTTTCAGAAGGAAGATGATTGCAGTTAGATTACCTTCGTTCACCTTTTCAACCAACTTGCTTTCAGTAAAGTCAAGAATGCCTTCATCTATATCATCCAACATCTTGGCTAACTTTTCATCCTCTTTTCGCCAGTTATATAAGGCTTGGCGTGTAATGCCCAAAGCTACTGCCGTAGCAGCCATATTGCCGCCTTTCTTTTCGTAAGCAGCGGCAATTTTTTTTAATTCTGTTCTTCTTACCTTTGCCATAATCAACCTTTTTAACTTGCAGATGCTATGACTGCTTTCAAAGCATCTATGTAAGACATATTCTTGCACAACAAAAGTGATTTCGAAAGATGGTCTAATGGTCCAAGTCCAGGAAGCAGATTGATATCTATAGGATAATATCTGCCATCTATCCCCTTACGGAAATCAATTCTTGCGTGAGATTTCAATCCTAAGTAATGGAATATAGTGCCTGCCAAATTCATTAACCTGTCATCATTCATTGCAGAACAGCATTCCTTAAAACCAACTTTGCAATCTCGTGTTTGGATGCCATTGGTTTCGTTGCAATCAATCGAGATTGAACACAGAAGCAGCTCGTTTGTTGTGCAGTTATTAATGCACGTTACTGTGCAATCAGTGCCAGTGATATACTCCTCAACAATACTTTCCATTCCAAACTCTTCTTTAAGGTATTTCATCTGTTCCATTACCTCTTTTGTGGTACGACAGATGCTTTTCTCCGATATACCAAAACTATCACTTCCATATCTAGGTTTAACAAAATATGTCTTACCTTCTTGTAAAGATGATAAATAGTTTTGATATTGTTTCGGTGCCCTAATACCGCAACTACAAAGGAAACGGAAGACCTTTTCCTTATCCTTAACCAATTCGTATTTAGAGAAATCCTCTGCTGTAGTTTTTACACCTTTTGCTCGGATAGTCTTGATGAGAGATTCACTTGCGGTTCTAAGTAATGCCACATCTTCCTTTTGTAAGAAGTCTAGCTTATCGTTTTCATCTACAACAGCTAGTTTGACATTATCTTTTCCTAAGGCTTCTCTATAATATTTGAAGACGGAAGAAATTCCATAGTTCTCCATCTCTTCTTTACTTGTTATGCTCCAAATCATTTTCTTTTTCTCCTTCCTTTATTTCGATTAAACGTTCACTCGCTAACTCTAACAATTTGGCAAATGTGATGCTTGGAGATTTAATGCCAAACTCCTTACCTATCTCTTGTTGGATTTTAAGCAGGGTTTTCTCGTTATCTTCTTCGGAAGCTAGAACGAGAGCATCACTTTTGCGTGCTTGCTCACGAATGTCTCCATACAATGTGTCCAGACTAGCGAATGAGCTAGGGTAGAGGATGATGGTGAATACGAAATTCTCCTGCATGGCATATACATCTATACCCTCTGTGCTTATTGGCTTAATCTCGTCAATGTTCACATGGGCAAACTTCTTAAAGTCGATAGATTGAATTGATGCAAACAACTTCTTCAAAATGCTAACATTAGCTTCACCATGAATGGAGTTGTGAGATAATTCAATAGCAATAGCTTCATCATTTGTAATCTCGCTCTCTTCTACATATAAGATGCCTAGCATTTTATAGTGCAGTTTCTTGCAAGCCCTCAAACGATGATTACCGCTGATCATGATGTATCTACCATTATCCTTCTTGATACAGGTAGGCACACTACTCAATCCAGACTTAGCAATGTTGTCTGTTAGTTGGGCGAAGTCTTCACCCGACATTTCATTTGCATTGATTTCTACCTCATCTATGAGGTTTATATCAACTTTTGCGTATTTCCATCTATCTTCATTTTCCATTCTTCAACGATTTTTGATATTTCTCTATGATTTCCTTATTCGTAGGGTATATGCCAAGTATTCCTTCGTAAGCAAGATAAGATGATGTGCAGTGTTCCTTCACTTTCTTGTACACACCACGATATTTCATGCTCACCGGCTTATGGGTATAAGCGCAGGAAATAACCTTTTCGCAAAGCTTGTGCATTCTTCTGCTCAAATATCTTTGAACTCCTACAGATTGAATGCAATACAATATGAGTTTACTCAATCGAGGGATAGCATTATTCGTACAGAAGTCCGTCAACTGAAACAAATCATACCCCTTGTGCTGAGGTAACGTAAAGCCAAATCCGCCTAAAGTATATTTATCGTATTTTACCACAAAAGCATACGTGCATACACTACATTGGTCCACCTTCTTGATATACTTCTTTTGCAAGCAATGAAGTAAAGGAGGGGTTACTCGTTCAATCATCAGTTTACTTGCGTCTGTAATCTCCAAATCATCGGGAGGTACAATCTCGTTGCATTCGATTCTGTATGAAGAATACGAGGTGCTTGCATTATTTTGTGCAGTTGGCTTATTGCAATAGAGGAACCTTCCTGCAGACCGTCTTTCCCCACTTGAATTATTCCACATAGCTATCTTATGTAGGTTTCTCAGATAAGGGCTGTTGCTGAAATAGTAGAAATAACTATCACTCGGAATACTTTCCACAAGATTATAGTAATCGTTCCTTGCAACAGAAAAATCTGATTTCAAGTCACTATTCTCAGAAATGAGTTTGAATGCCCTCTTCTGCTTCTTCTCTATTCTTCCGTAATTAAAGAAGATTACCTTCTTATTCTTGATGGCTTCTTCTAGTGTTCCGACATGGAAATCACATGTAGTGAGTAATCTCATCAATCGCTCATTTGCCTTCTCGGTTTTCTCGATAGATTCCCTTGCCTTAATTTTCAACGCTTCGAAGATGGCACTATTTCTTGCCGATTCACTCATGAAATACTTTTGCAGTTTCACCGCATAAAGAGCCAAAGCAAGCTGTCTTGATGGTGTAGGATTGTTATAGTCCTCCAACCATGCAAGTTTATCCTTATATGTTAGTGATGTTTTACCATTTGCCAACATATAGAGCAGATAGCAGTAAGCATCTTGGCAATATATAGATACTTCCACCTTATCAAGGAAGAATAACTCATAGTAATACATAAAGCCATTTACTATGCAGATTTCCTTGTGTCCGTTAGCTTTTACAGCATCATATAGAGCTGAAACCATTTCAGAATTGTATGGCAAAGGCATAGTCATAAAAGCTTCTATTGCGCTATATGGATTCCCTTGATATAGGAGTGGGCATAACTCATCTGGAGTATCATATTTAAGCCCTGTAACCTCACAAAATTGCTTGTAAGATGTTATAGATTGATAATCTTCCAATTCGTGGCTTATAGCGTAATAGAATATGCGATATGCAGAATACACACAATTCATGGCAAGATAGAAATCATCAGTTGCATGAAACGTTCTAAATTCTATCGTCTTTGTCTTGAAGTATGCAGAAATATTCACTGCATGGCGTATGAAACCTTTCTTAGACTGATTTGTGAAGAGGGTTTGTAATTCATCAAACGTCTGAGCATTTTTTACTCCTTCAAAATATTTTTCTGTAGGAATAGGTTTTGCATTGAAGATGTTTTCATCCCAGTCTGAGATTTTCGCATATCTCTTAAAATATGGATAGCAGACATAAAAGAATAGATATACTTTCTTTAGCTGATCTACAGACAAATCTCCTACGTATATGTGAACATGAGTATCAATACTCCACTTTATCTTTCCACCTGCAGCAACCATTGATTCATATACAGAACGGAGGTCGTGCAATTCCTTTAGGCAGCAAAGATGTAGTGGAGGGGTATTCACCTCTCCACCAAACTGCTTATTGCTTGAACAATCGGTATTATCAATGCTCTCTTCCTTGCTCCAGGAGTAACCTTCGGGCAAAGTTACCTTCGCCCTTTCAAGATTGCACATTTCGATTTCAATACCGAATGTTCTGTTTCTTATGTCGCTATCTACCTTCATGAAGCATATCTATTTCGTTAATAATACCTAATCTCTGAATAGTTCTTCCTGTTTTACGGAAGTCTATTCCTAAAGCTACACTTGCAAGCGTAATGAGGGATGATGTAACAGGTAACTCTAAGCCTATATGATGGGCAATACTTTCCATCAGCACCAATCCCTCTGAAACGTCTTCTGTGATGTAACGTGAGTGAACAGATGTTGGGCTGATGGCTCTATCACTAGATTCTGAGTAACGATACAAACTCTCTATTGGGGCTGACATATTGAAACCTCCTGCTTCAAATACGCTTGTTTTGAAAAAGCCCAAGTTTTTTAAGACTTTCATCTTTTCTTCGTCAAGTCTCATCAATAGATTGATAGTGGAGTCATTTCCTCTTGCGTATGCTTCACGATACATACAGAAATTTCCCTTTGAATGTTCTATTCTCGGAATACTCATAATTGAACCTACCGTATGCAACACCATATTTGGATTGAGTAATGCAGATTCAAGCAGGCAATATTTCGCTATAAAACCTTTGCTGATTTTATGCAGTTTCTTCATGCAGGTATCGTGATTAGAAAAGCATGCTACAGGAATAACTTCATGCCTATAACCAACACGAAAAACAACTTCGTTTGGTTTATCATTCAACTCTACTCGTCCCTCCAAATATGGACCAGTTGTTTCAACTAACATTGGTAGTTTTCTGCAATGTTTCTCAAAATAGAAGGAGGATGCGTAACTTGAGATACAGACAACAATCTGATCATTGTGAAGGTATTGATGTATACGTTCTATTAGACCCTCATAGAAGTTACTCTGAATAGTACAAAATATAACTTCTGCTTCTGCAACCTTACTGAGGTCTTTAGAAACCTCTTTGATTGCAGTTTCTATATAAGTTGATTTCTCTTTAAGAAAAACCCTTTTGCCGTTCTTGATAAGTCTATCAAAGGCATCTGATTTGTATGAAGATGTCTTTAGGAGTGTAACTTCATGACATTTAATAGAGAGGTCTGCGGCAAAAGCTACTCCCACGTTGCCCGTTCCTATAACTGCTATTTTCATGCTCTTTTATTTTAATTCTACAAAAATAGAGCGGCTAGAGGGACTCGAACCTTCGACCTTCACATTGGGAATGTGACGCTCTGACCGACTGAGCTATACCCGCAAAAGAGCGGAGAGTTGGAGCCGCACCAACGACCTCAGTGATGGTATCACTGCGCTCTACTAACTGAGCTATCTCCGCTTATAATAACAATATTCTATACACGCAAAAATGCTCGTCTTTCCGAGCCGTCAACCCTTGTGGGTATTTTGAAAGGAGAAATGCCTAAAACAAGCTTTGCTCCGAGTAAACAGGATTCTTGGAAATTCCAAATTCCTCGACCTGTATTCCCAACTTTTCATTCATCCATTTTGCTACTAGGTGGCGATGGCAAAAATCATCTGGCTTTTCGAAGCAACATAGAGCTACATCTTTTCCATTTGCCATTTTCTCTATTGCTGAGAGAAATGCTTTTGGGTCCCGATGAGCCAATATCTCAGAATTGAAACGTTGCACGTAATCTTCTTCCGATTTGGATTTGTGAAGAATGTCCCATGATGGTGACACGTACTTGTTTGACAATCCTGTAAACCATTTCGGAGGGTAGAGGGCAATGCCGATCATCATGATACCAGCTTTTGCTAACTTAGCTCCGTTTGAGAAGTATGATGTATAAATCTTCATTTCTTTTGTAACTTTTTGCAAAGATAGATAAAATTATTTAATCAACAAATAGTTTCTTTAAAAAAGTGAGAACTTATTTTCAAGCGTACATTTTCTTAAGAAACTTCTTTAGATATTCGTTATTAATATCCTTTAGTGGAGTAGGGGAGAATGAGGTATCTCGCTCTACTGTTAAGCCTAAATTTGTTGTTAGTTCCTGCAACTCGGTTAGGCTTGTGTAGCCGTACTCGCCTTCACCACTTCCATTGATAGTGATTCCGTAGGCGATATTGTTCTCTAGGTCCGCTTCCAATATGAACCAAGACCATGCACCAACACAAAGGAAGAACTTTGCTTGACAGATGGCTTCTTCTTTTTTGCCATCCTGTGAGTAGAGAGGATATTTTTCCAGTCTCTTCTTAATTTCTTTCGTAATCAGTTTCATTGCTCTTTTCTTTAAATTGTTATTTTTATTTTGATAGTGCAAAGGTAGTCATTTTTCACGAATTGACCAAACGTTTAGGGCTAAATATACTTTTTGCTAACTTAGTTTAACTTGCTGCTATTCAGATACTTAGCGTTTAGTATAGTTGCTGCATCTACTATCATCTGACCAGCATCAATTCCTAATGAGTGATAGAAAGCACCATGTCCGCAAAGTGATTCGTATGCAATTCGCATGGTTCTACGTTCTTCCCTTGTGAAATCATACTTAAAAGTAGAAAAGATGGAGAGTGCTCCTTTCAAATCTCCATCTTTTAGCTTTTGCACACCTTGTGTAGTTTTACTCATCTTCATAAGGCTCAATCTTTCTTGTTGTGAAATCGTCTGCGGTCAAGATGATTTCTGACCCATTAACCATTTCTTCGACTTTCTCGCATGCGTCACTGCCATTGATGGCATCAACCTCCACTACCTTTTGCAGGTATTCGGTTACTTGCACTTTAACCTTGTGAATGGCAGCTTTCTCTATTTCTTCTATTCGAAGATTGAACACTTCTAGGAGTTCTTTGATTTCCTTTTCGATTTCCTCGAAATCAATGATGATATCCTTCAAGCGTTTAGGTGCTCCGTTTATTCCATGACCTTTTTTGTCACACCAGTTTAAGGCTTCACCATCAGGGTCAAAGTTCTCGTAGTAGTCAGAAAGGTTCTGTAAGAAGACTTCTGTGTCGTTGTCAACAATTTCAATACTCATGTAAAAATCTTGGCCTGCTGGCGAGTAACGCTGAAAATACACATCTACATGCGTTTTATCATTTTCGGAGAAATCTACCTTCCAACCTTTCTTTTCTCCGATTTCTGTAATCTTTTCTATTAACTTCTGTTCCATTGCTCTTAATTTTAGTGCTTCTTAATAATGAAGCCGTTATACTTACTTGACCAAATGACGTATGAGTCATACCCATGTGGTTTCTTATATTCAACTTTTCTCATATTATTAGATGTCGTTATAATGAAGACCTTCACCCTCGATTAATACATGGTCTTCGTTTTCTACTAATTCTGAGAGAGATAACCAGCATCCACGATAAAGAGCCTTTTTGAGGTCTTGATAACGTGCTTCTGCAACTTCCTTATCTGTGATGAGGGATTCTTTAAGTTGGTCCTCTGTGTAGAGATACCATATCAATTTATATATCTTCATAATACTTATGTTTATTATATGTGGGTAATCAGAAGAAAGCCATACTTTCTATTTAATGCAATATCGTATTCAGTCAAATGGTCCTTGAAATAAACAAAGCAAATATGTTGCAAGCTTTCAAGTATACTTATTGTTGAAGGCAGAGAATTGCTGTTTGAGCTCTCAAAACTTACTTGTTCGTTACCTTCCGTCCAATCTACCTTAAAGCTATGATTACGGAAAAAAAGACATCCAACCCTTCCATTGAAGTCTATTGATGCAGGCTTATCGCTTTCATTTTTAGCGATCAAGGAAACCATCTTTACTAAGTATATCATATCTCAATCCTTTCTTTGAAATCTATAATTTGGGCATTCCCTTTTATTAGCTATCACAAGCAGGACAGGGAATAACAGACCATCTTGCAACCATTACCATATTCGTTGGCTGCTTCGCAAGTTTCACAGTCATAATAGGTGTTGATGTTGAATGCGCTCATAACTAAATCTCCATTTCCACTTCAATTCCCTTCTTTGGATTCTTGGTAGCTCTGTCTAGGCTAACCTTTCCATTGAACACACCCTTGACGATAGCATAGAACTCGGTGGTCTTCTCGCCATCTTTTTGTGCAGTTGGTATTTTGCCAACCCTTTCACAGACTATTCCGTTTTTAGTAAGGATGGTGTTTGTGACCATTTCTCCGTAGTAAGACTGCTCTGTGCGCTGTTGAATGACTTTACCGACTACCTTGACTTGCATACCTTTCTTGATGGCATCAATACCACCTTTTAAGCTATCCTCGTAGTTCTTCACCAGGAAGAAAGCATAAACGAACTGCTCCGAGAATGTGTAGTAGTCATTTGCTACTTTCTGCATTTCAACCTCGAATTGCGATTTAGGCTCTTTAGAGAGCGCAAAATCGCAGACCTTTGTTATGTATGAGGCGTCAACCGTAAACTTCTTTGAGTCTCTTATTTCCTCTAATTTGGCGATTGTTTCTGATGGGTAATAGTGACCATTTGCGTAATAGCCTTTCTTGTAAACGGGGCACTCATCATACTGAGCCTTGCACATGGCGATCATGTCATTCTTCAAGATGGCATCCGTATATCTACTATCCTTAGGACCACCCCAAATTGGGATAAGGTCTCCATAGTCATCATCGGTGGCATATCTGATGGTGTGGTCGTAGGTCTCATAAAGTTTGCGTGTAAAGTCTGAGAGAAAGTCAATGTACTTCAATCCGAACTTTTTTATGCACTCGCAACCTACTTGCAGTTCATCGCCAGTTTGCGTATTCTCGATTACGTATGCGTTGTTACACCAATGACCACATAGGTCGCATTTGCCGTAATCAGCTCCATGCTCCTTAATCTTGAATACCAACTCCTTGGTTGTATCAGCAGGGGTAAAGGCTCCATTCTTATATGTGGCCAGCAATCTCCAATTACTTTCGTCTGGCATATTGATGGTGAGGTCACAGATGTCATGCCAATACTTACCGATGATGGTTTGACAATCTTCTACTACCGCATGACGGAATAACTTTTTTCGTGGGTTACTAATGGTGTAGTCGAAACCTTCTACATTGCGCTTTGTCTTCTCAGCGAACTTCTTAAATGCGTCAACTGACTCTGATGGAATAAACGTCTTTATCGTATTCATTGCTCTTATCGTATTGAGGTAGGGTGGTTAGCCCTACCATTTCCTTCTTATGCGACTTTCAAATATTTGCGTAAATCAACCAATACTGATGCTACGCTTACAAAGTATGGAATGCCATTTCTTTCTTGCTGCATGTGGATTCCGATGCTTTCTAGTACAGCTTTTTCACTTTTGCTGTAGAAGTTATCAGCTAGCGTACCAAACTCGTTTTTGCCGTATGGCTTGTTCAATATGTCGAATAGCTGTTCCTTCTTCATTTGCTCCTTCAACTTAGCTGATTTTTCTTCTCTATCTCTTGCAACTCTTTTGAAGTTCATCTTCTCCCAAAGAATGCAGAAAGCATCCTTATCTAGGTCGCTTGCCATATATACATTCTCGATGGAAGCATATTCGGTAGCATTGACCGACATTCCTACTCGCTGTTCAAATTCTTGCTGTGTCATGATTACTTGTATAAATATGGAGATGTTTCTCTTCTACATTACTCGAACGATATAAGGAAAATTGTAACCTCTTCTTCCATGAGTAAACCCATTATTTTTATTAAATCGGCAATCGCCAACAATAATGAGAGTCTTGGTTACTTTGCTGACCGTTTCTACACGTTCTTCAAATACATAGTGAACAATAATCTTGTCTCCAACCTTAATATTTTCTAATTGTTTCATTGCTCTTATCTCCTATTCTTTTAATTGTTATTATTTATTTTTGATAGTGCAAAGATAGTCATTTTTTGCGAATTGACAAAATAATAACCGCTTTATTTTCAAGTACTTACAATAGTTTAACCTTTAAACTTCTTTATAGTCTGTTTGCTAACTTTTGCTAACTTTTTAATCGGACGTATTGTAGTTTGGGAAACTTTTACTATCTTTGCAGCATGAATATACAAGAATATCTAGAACAATGCTCTGTTAAGTCCGTGGACGAACTTACAGACGAACAGGTAGTAAGCTACTATACCAATGGCAATGCAGGTATAGCTCAAAAGTGTGCGGTAGAACTAGCTCTTCAAGATTATTCTAAATGCGGTTTCACGAAGATTCAAATTATGACATCTATTCGTAAAGCTATGGTTACTAAAGTTAATTTTGGTATGAGCTATATTACTAACGAATCAGCAATAGGTCCATCTGGGAAAAAATCAAGATGGGTGGTAGAACCGTAATCTACCACTCATCTTTTTGTAGGCTTACTCAACTTTAAAAACTTCTCGTATATAGGCATAGCTTCGTTGAATAATTTTGGTAGGACCTTTTGGAAGTATTTATTTTTTGCCCAATAATTTTCGCTTAGATGCGCAATTATTTCAGCAAGACATTCATGTATCCCTGATGAGAAGTACTCGGTTTCGTGTCCAGACATTCCTTTTATGCGCTTATGCTCTTTATCAAAAGCTTGTAAGGTATCAGATATTACTCCAAATAGTTTTTTGGTGTCATCATTCTTATTTTTAACTTTATCGAGCTCCTCATAAAGATTATCTACCATTTTCCATTTTGGGTTATTTCCTTCGCCAAAATATCTATATTCGGGTTTATTGTATTCATCAAAGAACTTTTTGTAAAGATTCTTAAAATCAACCCTGTCTTCCCAACCGCCTTGTAATGTGGATTTAGCGTGTCCATATTCATGATATTGAACCTTCTTGCGATACCATTTCGAGTTCTTGAACGTTTCTCTCATAGCGCTGAAGTCTATTCTGACATGATTATATTTTCGCCAAAAATAAGTTTCACCTTTATCAAGACTTATACAAGGAACAAACTTGTCAAAGCTATCGTAGAACTCTTTCTTTCCGAGCCATTTGGTCGGACTCAATCCAATACCTCTAAAGCCTTCCACGATGGTATGAGGTGTATTGAAGGATAGCTTATCTAAGCCATACGCAATCAAATCTTTATCCGAAGACAGCTTGTAGATGTTGTACGCACCCTCTATCTCACGATAAACTCTTTCATAACCTCGAACATCAATCCTTGCAGTTTCTATGGTCTTGATGTAATCATTGAAGCGAGGAGTCCATCTTGTCGGAATGATACTCAAATCTGCCGTTCTCAATTCGTTAAGATGGGAAGCAGCTTCCATAACTTCCTTCAAGCCGTTATGATACTCATCAAGAAAAACCTCATAAGCCTTGCCCCATCCTTCTGATTTGTAAGCCGACATAACTCTTATCCAAGAATTGACGTTATCAATGTTTGGACCGTACAGATTTTGCATGAGCTTCTTTCCTGCCATAACTGCTTCCTGGTCGTCTAATGCAGCCTCCAATTCCCAATCATCGAAATCATCTATTAGCTTCTTAGGCTTCAACGGAATAGAACGAAGGTCTTGCAGTTCCTTACGAGCTTCATCATAGGTAGCCTTCAACTTTGGTTTTATCTTGCTCACTGGTTCGAATTGTGTAGGAGTGATATTTGCAAACTTGTTAGTTACGCCATCCCTCCAATCGCCGAAATTATAGCTATAATCAAACTTAGCCAGATAACTTTTCTTTATCCTGTCGAAAGACTCTACAGCTTGACGAACCTTATCATCATACTTATCGAACATATCTGACAAAACAGAACGTTCACTATCAGTCATCATTCCAAAACTCTCTTTAAATTGATGTGTAGCGAGGAATTTATCAAAGCTTGATATATCAACATCATAGGCTTTAGCATTTCGCCTTAAAGTTGCTATGTCAGAATTATCTACATCTATGTTGTATTTCAATAAGTCTCTGTTCTTCCAAGCAAGCTTTATGGCTTTTTCGTCTCTGTCAGCATGGCGGTACTCAGCCGCGTCCTCAACGGACAGGTGCCAATACTTTCTGTTGTCCTTCAAGAAGTATGGAAGTGTTTTAGCTTGCCCGATTCGGCTGCGGTTATTGCGTACCCAGTCATTAAAGTTCTTTGGGGTGCGATAAATCATAGCTGACTTCTGAATGGAAGTAGAACCATAGTACTCTTCATCGCTCATCACAATAGGTACAACATAACACATGCAGTTAGGATGCCAACCTAGGAAGACAAAGTCTTTTGGGTATATTCCCAACAAATCATCACAGATGTCGGGTGCAGGGTGGCGTTTACTCAACTTAATCTCATATCCCAAGATGAAGTCAAATTGTTGCCAACGTGTCTGCTCTGCCTTTCGGTAAGCCATGTTTATCTCGGTTCTTGCCAAACGTATAGAAGCGTATTGGCAATTCGCGCATGTGGCAGCTTTTCCGAACTTTTCTGTATAATCTGCCTTTAATGAAGGATAGTCTAACAGATACTTACTGATTCGCTTGCTGAGAACAACCGCAGACAGCCCTCTTTCTATTGCAGTTGATATGGTATGCTCCAGCTCCTTTTTCAAGGCTTGTGACTGATACCATACTTTCTGCGAAACAGACAACCCCTTATCAACCCTATTTTGAAAAGCCTTCAAAGCATCTGAATTAGGTTGGAAATACCTGTTGTACTTATCTCCACCCTTCTCAAAATCATAAGCACGAAGTACCTTTCTTGCAAGTAGGTCCTGCATGATGTTACTTTCTTTCCACTCATTTGTGGTACCTGCATAGATGAGGTTATTCATCTGTGCAGCATAACTAATCATGATGCCATTGATGGTTTGTTTCAGTTCAGGATAGTCCCCAAACAAGAACTCCGCAGAACCATCATAACCGACACCATCTATAGCAGTAGCAACTTGGCTAGCGATTCTATCATAAATGCTCTGAACTTGTGCCACGTAGTTAACTAAGCGTCTGTTCAGAGCATCGTATGCTTTCTTTTGATTGGGGATATTTGGTCTCATTTATTTCGGCTTATAATGTTCGTTTACACATTCCCTTTGATAGAGGATAGCAAACTCCTCATACGAGCAAGTGCCCAACGTTGGCTCCCCCGTAACACTTAGATTACGTGGATTGGAAACGTGGGCACATAATTTGCAGAACTGAGGTTCTTTTGGAATAGGCTTAACCTTCTTCTTTGGAGACATAGCAATTAACCTTTACCTCTACAATCGTCTTGCCATCCTTCTGATATACTCTCTGCTTCATGATCTTCGATTCGATAGTATTGAGTACATCTTTCTTTGCCTGTGCGAGAGTTTCCTTTGTTATCTCATGCAAAGCTTCTCTCATGGACTTGATATGATGGTCTCGCTTGTAGTGGCGAATGTAATTCTTGTCGATACTATAAGCCTTGGCACATACCTTTGGCTCAAGAATTTCTTTCTGCTCAAAGACAGTTACACTGATAGGGTAGAGTCTTCTAGCTAACTTGAATAGCCAAATTGCAATTTTCTTCTTCATAACTTGTGCAGTTTATTGCGTTTATATTGTTTGTTCACCCAGAGCAAAAGCTGACTGCTGTACTGCTGCCGCTTTAAGCTCATCCTGCTGAATATCCTTCATTGTCTGCTGAGGGTCTTGCGACTGCCCAAGCTTAACGATAGATTCAAGCTGACTTTCCACTGGCTTACCACCATTAGCCTTTTGTCTGATGGTGATGTCGTAGCTCTCATCCTTAGGTATATAAGGAGTGATGATGTGGTCGCATGTGACGTTATCTATCTCCTTTTCCCATTTTGGGTTCATTACCTTTAAGAATGCCTTGACTACATTAAACTCTCTCTCAAAGAACTCCTTGAAAGCGCCCGATTCCATGCGAACTTTCAGATGTGCATCAGTGAGCAACGTCTGTCTAGCATCGTAGCCAATATTGCCAAGAGATTTCATATTCTCAAAGCTGATGTCCGGCATTTGGGAAAGCATCCAGAACAATCCGAGAAGGGTTTTATTCTGACCGCTGACCGCTTCTTGTGATTGGTCCCAAGATACGTAAGATATATCACCATCATTCTCAACTCTCCATATACGGAAGCCTTGCCCCTTCTTCTCCTCACCAACTATTCCGCCCTTAACTTTTGCGATAGGTGCAGCATTATATGCAATCACATTGCTATTGCGGCTGATATTGTACTCAAACTCGCTTCTGATATTATCAAGCCCCTCGTAGATGGCGTGAGGTCGAGACAGGTATGCTCCAGGAATCTTATGGATGATGATTTCCTCACCGCTCTTAGTGTTTCCATCCTCATCAACTTGTGCAGTTTCTTCCTCCCACATTTCACCAAGGTTGCTTTTCCTCCAGATGAAATGATAGTTTTCGGTAAAGGTTTCAAAGAATGTTATTGTTTCTTTGTCTGAAACAATCTTGTCATATTCAAACGACATGGCTTGCATATCATCATACTCATCAATGATAGGGTATAATCTTACTCCATCCATAGGGGAGAAGGTTTTGCACTTTAACTTGTAGTTTGATTCAAAACCATATAGAGAATTTGACTTCTTGACTGAATACCAAATGGTGAATATTTCACAGCTTGCGAAATAAGCTAGTCCACGCTTGTAGTTCATATTGTCTATATGAGCACAATCGTAGATTTTTTCTAACGATTTTTGAATTTCCCTCTGTATGTCATTATCGGGAGTGTTGTACCTTCTCTTAACTGGTATAGAGAAGGTAAATTCTGTCATTCTATTTGTAAGCAGTTTTTCAAGAGCAACAGCAATACGTGATGATTTTTCCCCATTATCCTTATCACGAAGGTTTGTGGTGTCTGTCATTACCTTATGGCTTTCTGGCTCATAAAGTCCCAAAAGGTAAGTCCACGAAGGAACCACGATAGTCCTTTTGCGTAGCTTTTCTATCTTATGGCTGATAGCATCAGTTTTCTTGAGTATTTCTTCGATGTTCATATCTTTACTACTTTTGGTGCAAAGATACTAAAAATATTTAATCAATAAATAGATTTAACTGAGAAATTTCATATTTATTTTCGCCTATAGAGCTTTTTATGTTTTTGATGATAATGAATAAAGGCGATACAAGCAAATACGCTTATACCGCCTTAGATAGAGCAATAAAATATCTTATGCAGGAATTAGTAATTGTGCCTTTTCTTTGTTCACGATTTCTAATACCATTTTAGCTGCCTTGTTTACGTCTGTCAAGACAGAAACGATGAACTTTGGTTGTTTTTTAAGCTTGCTGATCCAGCAATCTAGGTAAGCAGCGTTATTATCTAAAATGCGACTGCTAAAGCCTAGGACGTTTCCGATAAGAGCTGATCCAAGCTCCGCAACCAACTCTTCTCTTGCATAGTCCTTTTCTCCTTTCTTATTCTCAAACCCTCTATTCAATCTAGACTTGTGACCTGTTGAGTGAACCATTTCATGTAGAATGGTTGAGTAGTACTCCTGTCCATCCTCGAATATCTCCTGCTCTGTATTGCCCTTCTTGAACTGGCTTTTAAGAGGTGTTGTAATATCATCTACCCCTACTCTGTAAAAAGCTCCACTTGAATACTTGTCGTAGCGGATAGGGCAGAGCCACTTCTGGTAAAGAAGCATATCATCAATTTCCTCGTTGACGTACATACCAGCCGTGTCTGTTAGCAACTCATTCTTATCTTTGAGACTGAACTTCTCCTTCAACTTCTGCATCGTCTTAGGTGCTATCTCTTCGAGGTTGGTTTGGCTTAGGTTGAACACATTGTAGCTCTTCAAAAAAGGCTGGACTTTGCAGTCTAGTTGGGCTGATCGAGTCATTCCGTTGTAGCTGTCTTCTGTTATTTTGTTTCCATTCTTGTCTTTGTACTGAATGGACCAAAACAGAACAGGGAAGCTTTTCTCTCCTTTGTTCACACTAGCTCCTAATGCCTTTATCTGATTGAAGGTAGCAAAGATAGGATATTTGAATCTTTCTTCGTCCATCATGCAGAGGAACAGGAAAAATGAGTTCATTCCATTATATTCACGCCCTCCAAGGTTCACTGGGTTACCACCATAAGATGTAGTAAACCATCCCATCTTCCAATCTCCTGCCTTCATCTTTTGCATTCGTGAAATCATCATTTCAGCGAAATGCTCTAAAACGTTGTCTGTCTTCATTGCTCTTGCTTTATTAGTGATTTTATTGCAAATAATATCCTATATGTTTCAATGCCATTTCTACCTCTTTTGGCAATTCAAAGCATCCGTCATAATCAACCAGATGTTTTCCTTTAAACCAAAGATTGCCATCGATGTATGTTTCAGCGTCATCCTCATCAGATTGATATTCCCAATGGTCTGGATCTATTGATACCCATGCTCCATTGTCAAACTTAAATTCAACGTTTACTTTTTTATTTGTTTTCTTAATAATTTTCATTGCTCTTATCTTTTAAATTGTTATTTTTATTTTGATAGTGCAAAGGTAGTCATTTTTTAGCTTTTGACCAAATTTTAATCGCATTATTTTTCTTGATTAACTTTGTGTAACTTATTGATTTCTAAGGTGTTAAATAAATCTCATTTTCCTCTGTATTGGGCTAATTCCGAAAAATGGTATAAGGATATTGGGAAGAAAATAGAACAGCTTAGAGAGGCTTATGTAAAGTATTTAACCTTTCTTTAACTTAACTAATGTTGCTAAAAATTACAGGAAGCTAATTTGACAAAAGATAGTCAAAAAAGACTTTTAACATGGTGTTACGGAGTGTTAATTAGGTGGTTTGTCACCTTTTCTTGTTAGCAATTTCCTTAATTCTCGCACCTCATTCCTCAAATCAGCGTTTTCTTTTCTGAGTTGCGAAATGAGGTGATTATATGATAGCTCTGTTGTCTTATCCATATTACTTGAACTTGATGATAAAAAATTCATGATCCAACCACTTGCCTGGGCAAAGACCTTTCTTAGGCTTGCCGATGCTGATACTTTCAATCTTCTTTTCTACCTTTGGGCTATCGTCATAGTAGCCGTTCTTGAAGAGAACGTGAGTGAATGGTACGAACTTCATTGTACCATTATTCAACTTCTCCTTGATAGTATCGATGTCTATAAGCATCTCAAATGTCTTACCGATATGAAGCTTAACGTACTTATCGAAATCTTTGGATTCCTCATCCTTGATAAGGAGAAGGCGACTCATCCAAAAGTCTTTAATTATCCGATACTCCTCGGTCTTTTCGCCAGCCACAATCATGTTGAACCATTGCTTGCTGACGGTAAGGGTCAATATTTTCTTCTTCATTTCTTCTTTCTTTTTAATTGTTGTTTCGCAGCACTCAGCAGGTCGCTCGGGGAACAGTTTAATAATTCTACACTTCTTCTAAGTTCCTTAGCTTGAGAAGGAGTAATACGAACAGACTTTTCTAATCTGTTCTTTAAATTATTAGCTTCCCATTTCGTGACCCGTTTTGCTGCTTGAAACATTCTGTTATCAATCTTACATTGTAACAGCTTGATAGACCAATATGGCGATAATCTATCTATCGGCCTAAGCCATATCTTTTTGGCCAACCTAATCTTCATAAGCTACTTCTTTTTTATGACAAGGACAGCTCTTGGCGTGAATAACACAAACTCCGTGTTTCGTGTCCACAACCAGGTATTCATGCCCTTTCTTGGTGAATATTTTTATATTAAACTCTTCTTTTTCGTGTGGAGTTCCTAAGCTGAAAGAAACCCTAAAACCAATTACTCCTATTATGAAAATCAAAATGAGCCAAACGGCTGATTTGATTAAGTCTAATATCTTATTCTTCATACGCTAATTAATTTTCTCCTCAATCGTTTTGAGATAGTAAAGTGTATTATTGATACCTGTAAGTTCCTTGCAAGGACTTTGGTAAGTCTCAGAGATTTGTTCCAAATCCTTGATAACTTGTTGTAGCTTAATTTTGTCCTCCCAATCAAGAACTACTACTTTTCTTGTTTCTTCTTTCATACACTAAAAGATTAATTGTTTATTACTATTACGAACATGAAGATACTTTCTTCTCCAAGCAAGGTTTCTTTCCACTTTGATATGTCCGTCTTGGAATTGATGTACTCTATCCCAATAAGCAAACATAGAGAATATACTTTTCATAAGCTATTTTTCCTTATCGAACTTATTGCCAATTCTTTCTATCTTACAAGCTTTTAGAACACTGTAAAGACCATAAGAATGTTTGTTCTCGCAGACCACCATAAAAGCATAGCGACCTTCCGACCAAATCACTTCGGCAGCATAGTTAGAACCTACAATATGTATTAGGTCGTGTTCAAACAATTCTTTGCCTTTACTATCTGTCAATCCTATAAACTGACAGACGGTTTCAGGGTCAACATCTGTTATTCCATCTTTTATATTGTCTCCTCCTATACATACTCTGTTCCCAAGATGTACTAAATCGCCCTCGAACCATTCTCCTGAGTTTAGTTGCTTTGCTTTAAATTTAATTTCTCTCATAACTATTCTTCTTTAAGTTCTACATCATCACCAAGGACCTCATTGATTTTCTTTTCGATGAACTCATCAGAAGTATTCTCCTCTATTATAGTATCAATGTTTGGTAACTCTGCATCAACTTTGTCTTCTTGTATTTTTGAGGTAAGCATACCAATTACTAATTTCGCCCAAGGACTATTAGCTATATCTGTCAATGAATCCTTTTGAAGATCATAGGCTTTCTTCAACTCTCCGTTATCACGGAAATATCTGAGTACTTCCGTCAATGCAGCAACAAAGTTTTTGTCTGCCATCGGATTATTCTTTGCTTCTTCTAATTTAAGCATTAGGAAGAGTAAAGATGAATGTAAATCTGTTTTGTTCATAATTATGCTTCTTTAAGTTCTACTGGCTCATCTTCCCAAGATAGTTATCTTCCAATAAGCTTCTTGATACTGCCTTTAGGAAGACTTACCCAATCGTCATATAAATCCTCATATTCTTCATCACTCCAATCATTTAAAGTACTGGTTTGACCTATTACAGAGGGACACCAAAAATCTTTTTTCCTTATTGGTTTTTCATTAAATAAACATTCCAAACCAGACTTATTTACTGTCGCAAATGCCATAACTATTCCTCCAATTTTACACCGAAAGGAGTACCATCGGCAAAGGTGAACCATTCAAAAGCCGTTTCAAAATCAAGACGTTCAACATCTGTTTCGATTCCGTCTGTCTTTATTCTTTGAATAATGAGGTAAACGTCCTTACTGCTTTCTATGACCTTGTATTTAATGAACGGCTCATGTTTTCTTATTTCTTGCCAGCATTCTTCTTCGGTATTGAATGGTCGGAACTTTGTTTCGCTTTGTTGTTTGATGCGATACTCGATATTGTTCCAATACTCAATCTCTTTCATTTCCGTCCAATCATTCATATCTCGCCAGCTTTTGCTTAATGTACTTGGTTTAGTTCTACACTCAATTACCCTTCCTTCTGCAAAAGCTTGCAGAATAGGATAAAATTCTTTAGCTTGATTTCTGTCCATACTTAATCATTTTTATATTCTTCCCATCCATTCTCCCAAGAACCACCTGAACGGATAGCCCAAAACTCATGTTGAGGAAGGATAGTTCCATCTTCATCAACTAACTCCTTTCCTTTATATCGAACGAACTCACCTTTTGAGAATGAGTTGTGTTTTATCGGCTTTCCTACGCTGATAGCGAAAGCCATTGCTTCTTGCTTTGTCATATCAATCCTATTTACCCCTATCCATTTTACAGGAAAGGGTGACTCAATATCATCTGCGACATGCTTGCATAACGTTCAACATAGATTTAACATCTTCGTACCTGACACCACGAACAGTTGCCACAGCTTTAATATCCTCATCCATTTTGAATTGCCTTGCCAAAAACTGATTATTCTTTATCAAGTTGACAATATCTTCTTTTGTATGAACGCCTTTCCAAAATATTTCGGTATGTGAGCCTCCTCTTTTATCGTCAACAGAGAATGGAACACCGTAATTCGTGTAAACCTCTCCATGATGTTTGATGAGATGATGACCCGGATTCTTTCGGATATTATCTATCCAAGTTTCATTATCGCACTCACACCACATCTTATACTCTGCCCCTGTCAGCGTTTTATCAATGCCAATAGGATAATGGCCGGAACACCCATTTGTTCCAAAGTAAATAATCTCTGCCATATTCTCTTCTTTTTACCCTCTCCCTTTTGCAGGAGAGGAAGGTTAGTTACTCTATTTCCTTAAACTCACTAAGGAGTTCTTTATCTGAAAGATTATTAACGGCATCTTTGCCATCATTAAATGTATCATTTATTGCATCTTTATACCAATCCCAGTTGTCAACTCCATAATCCTCTAATAGTTTAAGTTCTGCCTCGGCTTTTAATAAAGCCAGCAAACGATATTTAGGAACTTCAAAACTCATATATTACTATCTATTTATATCCTTTGCAGGATAGTTAATTACTAAATCTCGTCAAACTCTTTCTGATACCTCTGTTTTACTTCTGAAAGAAGTTGTGTGAATTTATTACTGAAATCCTCATCTATATCCAATAAGTATTTGAGAGTTTCTCCAATTAATCCATCAGAATAACCGTGTATATCTAAAAGTTTATTAACTTTAGGTAGCAACCCCTTTGCTAAGGTGTTTGCCCTTTCTAATTTATTTATATCCATATTATTATCTATTTTATATCCTTTGCAGGATGGTTAGTTAATCTTCTTGATACTATCAATTTCTCCATAGTAAAGTACGAACTCTCTATTAGAGCGAGTACCATCTTTCTTTGCAGGATTGACTCTTACCTCAATATCGCCAGTGAAAAGGTTTCTATATTTCTCAGGAACAATACTTGCGATCCAGCATACATCACATCGGCGGCAACTCACTTTGTCTCCAGCCTTGTATGGAAGACTTTCGATGTAGTCATTCACGCAAGAACAAATCTCATCGTTAGCATCATTGATGATGCTTTGTTGCTTGGCAACCTTTGCTTTTAATTCTTCTTTTGTCATATCATTATATTTTTAAGTTACTATCTATATGCAATGCATATAATAAATGTTGGAGTTCGTGAACATAGGTAAATTCAAAACGAAAATCGTGATTACATTCATTTATATAGTTCCAATCTCTAAGATTTTCACATTGACTGATTTGTAAGTCACCATAAGTCATTCTATCAAGCTCATCCCATTTGTCATCTAATTCCTTGGAAAACTGATAGCCACGCTCTTCGCTGCCAGCGTAAAACCAGCTTATGGATTTATTCCATCCATTCTTCTCCAAAATTGCGGGCACAAGATTAATAGGAACAATATCCTTAACCCAAGCACAGCAGTCACTTAAGAGATAGCCTTTATCTCCAAATTCCGCACCTTCGATGTTCTCTAAGCAGACAACACCTTTCAGAACCGTTCCATCGTCCAACTTCAAAGTCTTTGATGGGTCTGATGATGTTACTCGATAAACAACATCTTTTGCAGTACCTAAAGGTACACCGTTTGTCATTACCAAATCTCCTGGAATGTATTCTAACTTATCCATACGCTTTACTTTTTAATATTATCTTCGTTTCAGAAGTAAGCCCATCCTTTACGGTTTTAATATCATATCCACCCAAAGGGATATTACTATCACCTAAACAAATTTCTGCTTCGCCAAAGCCTTGGCTAAGAAGATTTATCATTTCGTGTGCAAAAGCTCTTACATCTACAGAAATTAGATTTACTTTTACAATTTCTTTCTGTGTCATACGCTTTAATCTTTACCATTTATTAAATCCTCATACTCACCTATCGTGATTTCCTTGAAATCAGAGTTGTGCTTCTCGGCTCTAATGCTATCGTCAAAGTAAACGAAAATGCGGTCTTTATGACGGAGGAGCTGAGTAATAGAGAAACGGTTAGCTTGAGAGACTTCTATATTCAGTTCCTTCATTATCTTGAAATGGTTAGCAACTGATTTATAGGAGAGAAGAACGGAGGCTATTTCCTTGCCTTGCTTATATCGCTTATTAGGCGCAATAGCTACATAGTAACCGTCCTTCAATTTTACACCGTCTATCTTCTTCCACACCTTCTTATCCAGTGTATCGTAACGCTCAGGTGGTACCCAAATAGCAGTAATCTCGTACACTCTTGTGAGAGTTGTGTTAGGCTGATAGCCCTGATATTTTTCAAATTTGAAACCTATGGATTCTTCTACTCTCTTCGTATAGGCTTGATACTCTTCAAATTCAGCATCGAGAATACTTTTAATGTATTCATAAGCCTTTGTCCCTTGTTTTGCTTCGTACAACATACTCTTTACTTTTTATAGTTGCTATTCTCCTTATACCCACCACTTACAAGCCATTGACCAAATTGTTCAAGACTTTCTATGTTATATATAAGACTCCATTTGTCACCTATATCATCAGTTGTATAAGCTATAAAAGTCTTATGTGTGAGCACATTCCAACAGATTTCCAATCTGTGTAAAATGTTTTTTCTAAAATTATATCTTGCTGCCATACGCTTTACTTTTAAAGTTTATAAGAAATAATAAACAAAACTACTGATATTATTAAGAAAGTGAAAGATAGGCATATACCTACAATACTCTCAGGGTGTATGACGATAGTTGCTATCAAGCTTACAAAGAATGCAGCAAAACACCAAAATCCAATAGCTTGTAGCATACACTTTAAATTTTCATTCATACGCTTTACTACTTAACTTCTTTAAAGATTACATTCTTGCCGTCTAAGCGGTTATAGCAGTAGTCTGGCGGGCAAGCATACCCTTCCTTTTCGAAGAAGCAGCCTTGACAAGAAAAACTTGTTGCTTCAACCACCTCCAAAATTATTCTTTCTCCAACTTTAAGCTCTTTCATTTTCTTCCTCTCTTTCTATTTAAAAGTTTCTGCCCATACTCCTTTGGAGAAGTCGTATTAATGACAACCTTTGGCATTGATTCTCTTGGTAACCTTTGATAAAGGTAATAACCATCTTTATCACGATACATCATTGCTTAAATCCTTTCTTTTTAGGAACATACTTTTCTGAATTATCGTTAAACTCATAGCAGTCTGGGCAGTAGTGCTTATCACCTATTTCCACCCATTCGCTCTCCATTGCTTGCTCTTTTGCAGTTCCTTCGTCCAACCAAGCCACAATTCCATTAAACTCATCAATGAATGGCTTTCCGCATCTGTCACATACGACAGAATACATAGTAACTGGCTTAATCATGGTTGCCTCCTTTCTTTGGAAATAAATCATCAATATAAAGCCAACGGGTTGTTGTAAACATAGTACAAATACGTTCCCATGAGTATTCATCATTTACCCAGTATAGTGAGTAATTATCTCCGTTACGCATTTCTATAAGAATAAATTTGCCTTTGTTAGGCTCTTCATCAGCAGGATGCAACAAGTCTTTCAAGAACTCATTGATAGCCCAGTTAGCACCATGTCTAAACCCCTCTGCTATAAACGGAGCATCCTGTGAAGCAGGATATCTATTGTTGCAATAATATCTTGCAGCTTCTTCTATTTTCTTATCTATCATAATTATCTTCCTTTCTTACTATTTTTATCCAATATCTCTTTAATCTCGAAATATTGAGCCTTTACAAATTTTTCTATCTCTGACTTGGTTATTCTACCAATAACTGAAATATACCCATCCCTTACAGATACTGAGAAATAATCAGTATTGATAAAACTAATGTTAACATCTATGCTTTCATCATTCATAATCTACCCTTTCTTTTTCTAATTAATAATTTTCTTCTCTCCCTGCGTTTTGTTTTCCCATCTTTAGGAATATCAACGCATTTTAGTTTTGGAAGGAGATAATAAGGTATGTAATCTATTAAATCTTCATTTTCCATAATTACTTCTCCGCATCTTTAATTGTACCTAACAATGATTCATTGCCGATGTAAGGAATGCAGAATTTCCAAGAACCACCCACACAGTGATAAACAATATTAGGACCCTCAGTTTTAAAGCCAAATAAATCAACTTCCCAATGGTAAGTTTTTCTATCTCTTACCAACACCTTATCAAAAGGCTTGAGTTCAACCTTTGGTTTCAAGTCAACAATAGCTTTCTTCTCAGCATCCCAAGCCTTGCCTTCCTTTGCGAGAGCTTCAAAGAGCCGCTGCTTTTCTTCTTCTGTGGCATATTTTACACCGCTATCTTTACGACACCAAGCACCATGAGACGTTGGGATAGTAATCTCTCCTGAAGCTGTAAGGGCTACATGGTGTTCAAAATCTTTATACTTATTAAATTTGCTAAAGATAAAAATATGATTTTTTGGTAGAGCAGTACTAGGATTGGAGAGAATATCTCCATCCTTGAACTCTGGCTGAGCTTTCTCAATCTCCAAGGTTTCCATATTCAACTTACCACCCAATCTTTCCTCAATGTTTTTGATATAGGACTGAGCAATACACTGTTCTGGAATATGAAAATATTTTGTTAATAGTCCTTTATCTTCGCCTCTATACGTTTCATAGTCACTATAAGGGTCTTGTTCTAAACAATACTTACCTTCAAAGTAACTATACGTATCATCTGTAAATCTATCAAATATAATTTTTTTAGCACAACCAACTAATATATCTCCTTTCTTCCAAGCGAATTTAGACCAATTACGCATTTCCTTTGAAGGTACCAATATAGACTCTCCATATTTACTATATTTCCCATCATTATAGAAACACCAAGAGGTATTTACTTTATTTTTAGTAAAAATAATCTCGTCTTTATTACTAACAACGCCATCAAAACTAAGTTCTCCAAAAGCATCAGCATAAAGCTTAGTACCATTTGGCTTGTCTTTCAGTATCTCTGCTATGTTAATCTTTGCTTCCATAACTAAACCATTTTTGCGTTAAACAATACTGGTAGTAACTCCTGCTACCAACGTTTTTTGATATTTTTGGCGGCTCACCATCATAAGGAGTGACTTTCAAGTCATCAATGAAATCAGCATTCTCAGTTGACATCTCGGTATCATGCTCATTCATATATACTTTCTGTGCTGTTGTAACATGGCTTCCTGCTCTTAATTTACCGAGTGAACGCCAAACCTGCTTGCGATGGATAAACAGTCCATACAAAGGAATTGTCTTTACTTCTACTTTTGTTCCCATAACCTTTTATAGATGATAACGACTACTCGATACTCGTGCTCGCCAATCAAAACAACCTGTTGCATCTGGTCGTAAAAAGCGCAATTCGAGCTTCTTCAATGCAGCTTTGTGCTTCTGAGCTAAATTGGTACAGTGTAGCTTCTGAGCTAACTTAATCTGATCGATGATTCCCTTTCGGGCTACTCGATATTGCTTTTCTGACATCATAGGTTATTTCTTTTAAAGTTTAACTTGTTGATAAATACCGTAGTCCTGGGTCCTTTAACTTTCGGTACTTTTGTGCTATTAACGTTTACACATACGGCTGTATTTATCGACGTTCCAGCTCTGTCTAACCGCTGTTTGGGTTGTCGGTCTCCCGGATGTTTAAGGCTCCTATCGTGCCACCATGATAAGGTTTATGGCCGACCGATTTTAAATTGTTTACTCACCGATTTCCATTTTCAATCACTTTTATTAATGTCGGGTGGTTCAAAAGGAACTTCTAACCAAAATATTCTGTACCGACAATCTTTTATATTTAGCAGAATCTGTAATTGATGTAGGCTGATTCCGAACCGAATATTCGTTCCGTCTCATTCATTCCGGAATCCCTTATCTCGTCAATGA